TTTTTTTTATCAAAAGGTGTGATTGCGTCGCCTTCTGTTTTTTTTCCTACCATCTCTTGATCTGGTACTGGCTTACCCGCATCGATCATAATGGCTAGATCAGGTTTAGCGCCTGATTGTGCAGACATCATTTTTCTCTTAAGAGCCTCTTTCATTGCGTCCATGTTGAAATCCTATCTAGCTTGTAAGCTTGCGTTTAATTGATTCATTTGTGGTAGTTCAGGAGTTTGCGTTTGCTGTACTTGTGGTGGCACTGGAGCCTGACCCATGTTATCAACAGGCGGCATTTGCCCTTGTTGCATTTGATTGATCGCGTGTTCAGCCATGTTTTGAGTTTGTTGCAATCCAGGGTTTAGAATATTTGTTGCAGCGTTAATTCGCCACTCCATAACCCAGAAGAACTTTGATTTTTGCGCATCTGATAACTGAACGAACTTATCCTCTAATCGATACTCGTTCATCATCTCCATGTGCATGACATGGTTATCAAACTCATTCATATTTTGACGTAACAAGATATCGTCTTCAGTCTCAATGGCTTTTATGACACGTTTAACTTGTGCTTCGTCGAGTGCTTGTTTTTTCCATAACTCGTTAGCGTCACCGTACTCTGTCATTTTTAAAACTTTTGAGATAACTTTAGGATCTTGAGGGTTACCAAGTAATCCCATTTGATAACGTGAGATAATTTCTTGATTGCGTAGTACTTTTGATTGTGGAACTGTCGAACCTTCAATCACAACAACGTCACAGTTGTCTCTTAATTGACTGCCTATAAATTCTTTCACACAGTAACCTAGACCATCCCCTGCGGTTTTTAATATGCGAGGTAATTTATAATTCTTACCAACGTACTTAAGAATCAGTGTCCCAATTTTAGCATAAGCAGTTTCATTGCGTGAAGTTTGAACACCGATGCGAGTTTGATCTTGTTCTTGTAAAAAAGCCATGCCTTGAGCTGGAATTGATGCTGAAGGTAGCACTCCTCGGCTTATTTCATTAATCCCTGAGATGAAATCAAATTCCATATCTAGAGTTTCTTTCTCTTTGTACATGTAAGGCGGTATTTGAGGGATAGTCATCGCTGTAGGTGGTGGCGCATTAGGTACGACATTGTATTCAACTACTTCGCCACTATCGTTATTTAATGACTCTTGCCCTAGACCTGAGCCTTTAGCGACCAAGTACTTACCTGCAAGCATCTTACGAACCCAATCGGCCATTTTAGTTCGACTTACATTGTACTGATCTTGTATCGGTCTTAGGTGTGTGATGATCGCTTCGCTATTATAACGACCGCCTATTATTAGATCATCAATCTTAACAATATCGAACTCGCCTGTGGGTAACTCTGTGTCTTCGAGTAAAACACCGTTTGCTGTGACTACTTTACGACCATTCGGATGCTCTTTTGATCTTTTCTCATAATATACAATTTCTATCGCTGAGTTTTTCATTTGATCATGAGTTTGAGATCCGACGATACCGACAGATGTAAGAGCGTTTGTTTTCATATCGTAGGTTGCAGACAAAAGCCAAGTTGACTCTTCTTTGACCAAGTTTCCACGCTCTGGATACCTTGATCTAAAATATTCTAGTTTTCTTGTCTTTGCTTTGATTAAGTATTGAGCATCCTCAACACTTTTAGCGAGAGGATCAGGGAAAACCTGCAGGCAGTTTAACACCTCAAGCTTAACGTCCCCTTCATAACCGCTAAATTCTCCTGTGTTGGGATCAATCATCGGTTTACCTAGACTTGGATCCCAAGTTACTTGAACGTAACTATGACCGCCTTGCATGGCCATCATAAGCGCGTCTTGACGAAGATGATTGAATCTTTGTTTCTCGAAAATATCTTTTATGATCTCTAAGCCTAATCTTGCGGCATCTTTATCTTCTGTTGAGTTAGAGTTTGGTCTAACTTCGTATCGTGGTGGGTTTTGAGTAAGACGAGCAAGCCGATTCTGAATAGTTGGTAATATTTTATTAACTTTAAAACGGTTTCGGCTGAGTTTTCTCTTTGGATCGATGTTTCTAAATTGTCTGTATGCTGTGTCATAATAAACTCCGTCAAAACCTAATAAATACGCGACGTTACACATGTATACGCCTTCAATTGCGATACGACTATTTGTTTGTCTGACTGAATCAATTTTTTCTTTTATGTATTCGACTAGTTTTCGTTCATCTGGACTTTGGTCCGATAACTCATTTATGGGACCAAGTTTCGCGTCTTCTGTTTTCTCTGACTTTGGACCAAACAACTTCTTTGTTATATCTGATAACTGCATGCTGACCACTTCCCATGATGAAATTTTCTTAACCGAGGATTGAGTTTAATTCTGCGAGAACTTGGTCATCCTCGACGTGGGGCTTTTCTTGAGTGCTTCCATTTGGGAAGTGGTCGGCTTGTTCAAGATTTTTTGACTGTACATATTCAGCGTAATTTCTGCTCAATGTTTTGTCAATTAAAGTCTGCACTTGTCTCTGATAAAACCAAATAGTGAACGAATTCAAAGCTATAAGAGCAATGATTATAATCAAAAAAATGATCTCAAGCATTTTCCATAGCCTCTCGACGTCTTTTCCCGTCGTAATCGACGAATTGCTCGGCAGACATTTTATCGATCTTATCATTTTCTGGTTTTGTGCCTTTTAAGTAGACTTTTATGCCACCGTTTCCGTACGTGAGATATCTAGATTTTGAGTTTTTGAGTAAATACTTAAACAACTTTTCAGATACTTCGACATACTCCTCGCCATTCATTTCAGCGGCACCGATTGCCATACGAAACTCTTCAGGGTTGTCGATTGTTGTGACTTCTTTTTTTTCTTCAAATATTTGCTCATCGATCTCAGGCATTGTGTGAATCTCACCCATTGATTCAGCGATACCGAATTCGTCCATTGTGGTTTGTCTTTTCTTTGCCATTTTACACTTCCTTTTTTGTTGTGTTAGAGTTCGTCTCTATCTTTTGTCATCATTTTGTATCTATAATATTTTTCATAATCAGGATGATTCGGCGCTGGAGCCTTTTCCCACATTTTTTCTACTGGTGGCGGATGTGCGATCATATCGATGGCCTGTAAACTATCGATTAAATCATCGTGAGCGGCTCGTGGGAACATCATTAATTCTAGCTCTAAATCATTAAGCCCTTTGTTTAAAAAGATTCGATTCCACTCAAAACGTGGCACTAGAGAAAGTATTCTCATCTCTTTACTCTTATCAGTCGGTGGCTTAATCCCTTTTATCGGTAAGAAGTTCGCCCTTCGTTTCATCTCATCGCTTAAGAAATAAAGTAATGCTTTTTGAAATGCTACTTCTTCAATACCAATCGCTTGACACTTAAAGTTTTTCTGAATCTCAAATATCAAACTAATAAGCTGAGTCGGTGTAACTTTGTATCGTTTCGCAAATCTCACATACCATCTATTTTCTTCATCGACTGCGACGACCACAACGCCTGTAAAGTCTGCGTGTACTGTTTGCGATATCGCTGGATCTATAAAACAAAAGTTATGATGATTCTTAGGTATACTCTCGTAGTAGTGAAACCACTCTTTTTTAAACGATTGCATCTCAAGAGGTATTATTTCGTTTAAATACTGATTTGAGAAGATATAAGAGCCTTGCTCCATCTTTTGTCGTTCTAAAAAAGCATGAGTCAACTTTTCGGGAAAGAAAAGCGACCCATCGTTGTTGTAAGCTTTTTTATAGACGACTTCCCACTGCATAGTTACTTACTTTTTTTTCTTAAAATAACTCTCGGTTTTGGAGTCTCTTTTATTTCTTGTTTAATTTTCTTTCCCATTTTAATCCCCTGTAATTTCGTATCTTTTTGTATCTGGAAAACCTGATATCTTTAGTTGTTCTCTTAAAATGTAACCGATCAAATCATTTTCACTGTATCTAGTGCCGATGATCACATAGGTTCCTTCTGGCTCTAGTATTGATAGGTTGTATTTGTAATGATCTATAACCTTCTGTGCTTTCTCTGTCGTGTCTGAGTTTTTCGGTGAGTTGTAATCGTCTCCAATAAT